GAGTAGCTTGATGTGCTCATTGGCCGCGTTGAGTTCGCGTTCGATGTTCTCAGCTACTATTTGTAGATCGTAAATGTTACACGCCGCATCCGTCCTCGGTGTTTCACTCACGGCTTGGCCTCCTTGGATTTGTTCCACTTCTCAATCTCCATGTGCCACCCCATAAAGGCGGCAGCAGCGCATAGCGCATCCCCCGCCTCCTCCAGCCGCTTGATGCGCTCGTTGGCTGCGTTGAGTTCGCGTTCAATGGTGCGAGCAAACCAAAGATTAACAACGTCCTCACCGTCGCATACATCGACAGTAAACAGAATTTTGTCCGTCCTCGGGGTATCGCTCATTTCGCCTCCTTGGCTTTTTGCATCTGCACAAAGTCCAGTCGGTTCTCTTCGTTGATTGCGATACCCCAGCCGTTGCGACGGCAGGACAGTTCGATTGCGCTGAAGACTTCGTTCATAACTGCGTCGGGCAGATAAATGGACAGCAGTCCTTTGAATGTGATTCGATACTGCTCTTTGTCTTCTTTGATTGGTTTGACCATAGATACGTTTTTTAATTCTTAGGTTTTAGTTTCGAGCGTTATCTCGGAATGCGCTCCCCTCCGTGATGCGGTTTAGAACGGCTTCGGATCAAGCTCGTCGCCATCGACCTCGGCAATCGGAACCTCGCGCATGTTCTTGATGCGAAGGGTCCGCTTCGTCTCGCCGTTGACCATATACTCCTCAAAGCGAGCGGTGATGAGCAGCTCTAAGCCGGTCATTGACTTCAGGAACGCCGCGTAACTGCCCTTGACCCCAAGGAAGTCGTACTCGGTTCCATCAGGCACATTGTGCTTAGTTGCTGCGACAAGCTGGTTGACGCGAAACCAGACATTCTCCTGATTGATGAAGCGGTCAGTGATGGATGCTCCATCTTCAGTTTTGAATGTAACCTTACAGACTTCGCGGCCCTTCGCATCGAGCGTTTCCTCGACCTTGGCTACGGTGACGGTGTAGTCGCCTTCGGCGTTGATGTAGCTGCCTCCGGCATCACGGCGGTTTACTGTGAACATAATTTATTCGGTGGTTAGTTTTCGGATTTATTCAAGACCCACTTAGGGCATGAAAGGGTTTGTGTCGCTGTTGGATAGGCTGGCCAACTGTCCAGTGCGCGGCATTCGTGCAGCGTCGAGATTGCCTTCCTACGAAGGTTCGCACCAGCCTGAAGCCATTCGGCATCCAGTCGATAGATAGCTACAGCGTACGGAGCCTTACGCTCGACCGCCACGAAGATGAAGCTGTCAGCGCCAGTCATCTCCAGATAGTGCGCGGCCTGAATGTGATAGCCGAACGATGCGATGGTTCGCAGGAACGCCTCGGGCGATGCGTCGTCGGTCGTTTTGATGTCAACGAGCGTATGGCCTTCGATCCACAGATCGGGACGCGCTTTGAGGGCAATGCCGGTTTCCTCGTCCTGAGCGAACACGCTGGCTTCGATCTTGTGCGGCAGATGAATGATGTCCCAGAACGGATGGCGACGGACACTGTTGGCCACTCCTTGCACATCGATGTCTTCAGCGTGAGTCAGGTGGATGCGGCTCTTATGCTGCTCCTTCCACGCTTTGCCTTCTTTGTTGCGTCCGTCGATGTCCGGCGGAATAACGGCGACGACTTGCGAGTACAGTTGCGGTTCGAGGACTGCGGTATGAATCGCCGTACCCATCTGCATCGACTTCGTCGGCTCCTGACGCTCCTCTAGCGCGGCCCGATAGTGCGCCGGGGACTTGAGGATCTTCGACATCATCGACTTCGAGAGAGCGTCAACGGCGTGATACCTCTCCGCTGGCATGTCGAGGTTGACGTGCTGATTTAGAATGCTCATTCGGTGGGCGGGTTAGCGAACGCCTTAGCCTTGGAGATGAAGCTGTCAGGATCAGCGACGATCATGTTGGCCACCTTCGCGGATACATCGCGGAAGTTCTGGCCTTCCTTGATGAGGTTCTTGCTGACGAGGAACGCATTGGCGATATCAGAATGTGGCTCAAGAATCTGCTCCAGTCGTTCGACGAGCGTGAAGGCTGGTTCCGGTGTCACGTTGACTGACTGGCGCACCGTAGCGGTGATGGTGGGTGTTGGTGAGGTAGCAAAATCAGCAGCCTCCTCCGGGGTATAGACGCCAGCAACAACTTCAGGTGCGAGCATTCGAATAGCCTTGGAAATACAGCGAGCGCGGAGCATAGCTGCCGGATCTTTCTGCCATCCAGAACCAGCCTTAGCGGGAAGCAGTCCTGCGATTTTCGCGTCCTCGGTTGTAAATCCGATTTCGCATTCGTTGCCGTCGAATTTCCAAACTCCGATAGCGGCAGTCGAATCGAACTGCTTCCAGATTACCTTGCCGCCGCGAGTCCGATATCCAGCGAGCATGGCATCTGAGCGCATCGTCAACGAGCCGTTGACCAGATGAAACTCTCGCTTGAAGTCGAACGGAGTCTTGCGAGTGGCTAGGCATTCAAGGGCGATCATGTTGCCTTGCTCGTCCTTCTGACAGTTGAAGACTCCGCTTCGCGCAATCCACGATCCGAGTTCCTTGACCGCTTCAAGCGATGTTCCGATGCGGGAGTAAAACTCTCCGTCAGGACTGACTAGCGGTTGCGGTTGCGTTGTTGCTAATTGGTTGCTGCTCATTTGTATTCTCTTGTTTCTTTGTTTTTCTTGCGTATGGGTTCACGGCTCCGGTTGTCGCTCGACTCGTTAAAATCGCGGCGATGTCGGACTCGGTGAACAAGATTCGTCGGCCAATTCTCCTATGCTGGACGCCATCATGGCGCACGATTCGCCGGAGCGTTTCGCAGCAGATTTGGAGCATAGCTGCTGTTTGTTTGGCCGTATAAACTTTCACTTGATAGAAATCGACAGCGTTCGGGTGTTAACTTGGGAAACCAATGCGTAAACCCGTCGAAGCCTCTCGCTCCGCTCTATGCCCGAACGCTGAAAAGGGGTTGCAATCAGGTGTTCAGTCACGGGCGAAAATCCACTAACGCCCTGTCGCGAGTTCTCTTCGCGCTCTAAGCCTGATTGCAGAAAATTGGTCATTGTTGCGGACGTAGCTTCGCAGTTGTCTCAAGTCGTTGCAAGAGGATATTGAAAAACTTTTCGACCGAGGCGTTCTTCGATCCTCTGAAGGTAGGCCACCTGCTCCGGTGTTCCGTTCTGGCCGCTGCCGTTGAGGAACGTGATACGTTGATCCATCAGGTGGTCCTTGCGCCGCTGCCATTCCTTGTCCGACTCGCCATCGTGGCGATAGATCGTGTACGGGCCATGATGGAGTTCCAGAGTGTACTGCTCAGCGTTCGGATTGATGGGCGTTTTCTCTGGCTTCGGGCCAAAGCCTTCCCACGCGCTGTCGTCGCTGTCGCCACCGGATTCCAATTGCTCCATGATTTTCTTGTTCGAAGCCTCAATTTCATTGAGACGCTTCGATATCTTCTCAAGAAATTTTGCGAGCTTGTCGAATTTTTCTGCGGTAACGAATTGCTGGTTTGTTTCCATAGTTGTCAGGGTTTACAGGTTTCCGAAAATTTCCTTCAGGTCTGCGGTCAGATCATCAGCCGAAGAGGTTTCTGGATCGGCTGAAGCTGGCTGGTTTTCCTTCTGCTTTCTCTTGCGCTGCTTCCCCTTGCGAAGCGCGTTGATAGCCTTCCAAATCTGGGCGATTTCGCGACGGAGGTCCGAGAGCTTGCGCGACTCAAGATCCTTCTGAGCCTCCTCATCGGACGGCTTCCAATCGCAGCCATGCCAGACCCGATGGGTTCGATCAAAAACCAAGACCTGACTCTTGACGTTCCGCATCGAGCCAAACGCTCGATTAGCCTCGACCAACCCACAGCCAACCGTCTCGACAATGTAGGCCAACAACTCGGACTTCTCCGAATTCAGGTTGTGTCTCTTCGGCGGCATTTCTCGGAACGTCGCCCGGAGCGTGGAACCATTTGATAAGTAACTCATGGTGGAAAATAGATAAGTCTCTTTTGTCCTCTAGTCAACGTAAATCTACCAATGGCTCCTTCTAAGTTACCCTTGGTCTACCTAGCTCATCTAAAGATAAGCCTCCCCTTTCTAAAAAAGGGGAGAGGCTTATTCCGAAAACGGAATGCTTGCGCTCCGCCTTTGGGGGCGGTGCCGCTTCCGTTTCGGAAAAGGATATGTGAAGTGTTCTTGTCGCTTTGTCGGTCATGTAGGGTAGCGGGAATGCCTCGCAATCGATCAGAAACGCCCCGTAGAGCGTTCGTAAGCTGTTTTGCGGCTCTACGGACGGTTTCGCGTGTGTCCGCGCTAGAATCGAATCGATGAAATGGCATGGTGCGAATGAGGTTATTTGGCCTACTTTTTATCCGGCGAAAAGTTATCAGGATTGGATTCGCTCGACGACCGGATAGACATCGTAGTCCTCGCTGAGTTCGACCGGCACGACCCGAATCCGCCCTTGCGTGTACTCGCCGGGATTCAGTTCACGCGCCGCTTTCTCCGCGTCCTTGCGCGAGGAGAATTCGACCGTCTGGTAACTGACGACCTTCTCCTTCATGTCAGACCAGCCAATCGCGCCGGATAGCTGTACCTTGTAGAGTGGTTTGCCGAACAGGTTGCGGCTCATAGCGTCTCCGTGTCAGGTGTGCCGGGGCAGAGCCTGTCGCCTTCCTCGCGTTCGATGATCAGTTCAAGGATTTGCGTGCCATCTTTTGCGACGAGGGAGCAGATATGCTTGTTTTCGTCGTAAATTGAGAGCGGTGTCGCGCCGCTTTCGGCTTCCTCGCCTGTGAGAATTGCGTTGAACAGGTCCACGATGGTCTGGGCGTTTTGTTTGGATTGGATGGTTAGTTTCATTGTTTTCTGCTGTTTTACCGTGCGGTGAAATGATGGTTTTCGGTGAAAATACGGTTCGATTTATCCATTGATTGAAGTTCGCGCATAACCCGTCGGCCATAGGCGCGGGAGGATGACCGCTTGATGGCTTTTGGCCCACCTTGCCAGAGCCGAGCTAAAGATTCGTCGCTGAGATGTTTGCCGTAATGCGAAAGATATGCGTTTGCGATGAACGTCGCGACGGCGCGATTCGTGACTTGGGCGTGCGTGTAGGATGTACCCATGATGCGATTCACGTCGCGAACCATGACCGGCTTGATTTGGAGCGCGCCAAGCTCGCCGTGGCGGCCTTTGGCCTGATCATTTCCGTGTGATTCGATTTGAATCAGGGCCGAAAGAAGCAATGGATGCATGATTTGATGCGCGGATGCGGTTTATTCGTGGGATTTGATGCGCGGGAAGGTCTTATGCGACGAAAAAGTCGTCGGGTTCGCCATTCACCGTCACGTTGTCAGTCCATGTTAAGCCCCAACATCCTCCAGTCGAGCGGCAAACGACGAACCATTGATCGTGGCAATCAGTCGTGATTTCGTACGCGCCGGATTTCCAGTGGACTTTTCGACCGGATAGGACCGCCGCTTTGATTTCGGAGAGGTTCATGGTTCGTAAGTTTCTTCGGACGTTTGCCAGTAACCTATTTCGAATTGCTGCTGGTTTACGTTGACCAGTCGCGTCGATCCGCACCGGCAAGTCTGTTCAATTGTCGTCCATCCATGTGCGCGAGGATTCGGACGATAGGAATCGACCGGACCGCTGAAACATCGACTGACGAAATGCTTCGGCTTGTGAGCGTGCTTCACGGTTGTTGTCCTTTCGCTTTCCTGATGATGGCGCGGGCGTAGTCTAGATCGTCGTCGTCGGCCATGGGGTGCGCGAGACGTTGAAGAGCGTCCAACATAGCGGGAGCGGAGGCGATTAAATGGGCGGCGGCAGGATCGAAAGTCTTCGCGTAATGGTTTCCCTGATTCGTAACGATGACGAAAAAGTCGTCAGATTGCGTGATTTTGAGCGGGAAAGGTCCGGGGGTAGGGGTTTTCATTGGGTTTAAGCGCGTAGGGTTCAGGCAATCGTCTTAATCCACTCAAGATATTCTCGCGCTTCGGCTTCGCCTTGACGGTAACCGCCAAGTTCCAAGCGGTCAGATTCTCCGGCTGATTGGCAATAATTGTACCAACGCTCCCGAGCTTCGGACCATTGGATTTCCAATTCATGGCTCACGATGCGCGCAAAAGCGGTGAAGAAGTCCTGTCGAACGGATTCGACGGCATCGTCCATTTCGATAGCACGGAGAAGGTCCGCATCCATGCGGGACAGGCGCATTTGAGGAAGGATGACTTCGACCGCAAAGTCGCGAGCGTCGGTCCAGATGCTGCTGTAAGCGTTCGTTTTGAGCCACAGGGAGCCGTCCTGAAATAGATAGTATTTGGATGCGTCCGACGATTCATCTTCGCGGAAGGAGTCTGCTATGTGGTCCGCGAAAGGCGCGAGCATTTCGATGAGGTCCTGCTCCTCATCCGATAGGAACGAGTCCATGCGGTAATTTTGTCGGATGTAAGCCAGCGCGGATTGCGGGAGCCTGTCAGCGTGAAACGGAGACAGGACCGTATCGCGTGAGAGGATGCGTTCAAGGATGGGAATAAGCTTTGGATTCATGATTCGTGATTGGATTTAGTAAACCAGGAATTTGATTTACCGCTGCTGCCCACCGTTTCCGATGGACAGACGCGAGAAATAAAAACTTCCTGGGGTTAAATTTTACTGTCGATTTCTTCAATGGAAACGAACTCCCATTGCTTGATATCTTTCAGCGCAATGCGTGCGTGGATAAGAGGAGCGCAAAATGCCTGTTCGGCTTCCGGCTTTGCGTCGAATGCGGAAACGAGGGATTGAAGCGCGGAGATTACCTTTTGGATTTCGGATTCGGGATATTTTGAGTTCATGATGCGTGATTTATTTTGAGGAAGGACTTGTGGCCTACCCTGTCGCACCACGCTTGCGGCATGGCGCGCGGAGGATAGGTCAAACCGGCTCCGGTCGATTCAGGCTGTCGATAGCTGCGCGCATAAGGTCAACAACATAGAAATTTTCTTCAGGCTTCAGTGGGTTTTCGTAACCAGTGCAAAAACCAACGCTGTCGGAATGATGCCATGCGCCGTCCGCGTAGAATTCCGAGATGACGCACCAACAGCCGAGGTTTTCGATAGTGTCGATCATTTGCTGCCGTTCCTGCGCGGAATCCGGTTCTCCGAAAACGGAGAAATAACTTTCGGTTTCCGGTTCTGCGCGGAGGCGCACAAGGTGCTTGGATTCAAGGGCGCGGAATTCTGAGATGATTGGTTCAGGTGACATAATGATTGATCGGTTGCGGATAGATTGGCCTACCCTGTCGCCCTACACTTTCGAATAAGGCGCGGAGGATAGGTCAACGGTCAGCTTAGGAAAACATGCGCCATTGAACCGTCGGGGAGTGAACCGCTTACGAAAGCGCGGTTCCAAAAGTTTGTTTCGCGGGGCGTGCCTTTGGCCGAATCTTCGTCTAGAAAACGATTCACAAGCGCCACGACGGCGGCACGGTGGGTTTCGTCGCCTGTCAATTCATGCGGGAAGGGAATGGTGATGGAGCCGCGCGCGCACTTTGCTTTGATGCGTGAACCTTTGGAGTCAGTCGCTGACAGGTATTTTGTTTGGATTGATTGCATGGGATTGGATTTTTTGAATCGGGAATCGGGATGATTCACCGCCGGAGGCTACCGTTTCCGATAGACTCTCGCGGGGAGTCAAAGCGAGCCGTTCGATTCGGCAATGTCGCCCCATGAAGCGATTCTATAGTGTCCGTTCATTCGGACAATTGTGGGCGCATAAGTGTCGCCAGTGTTCAGGTATTCGACCCAAGTTCCGTTTCTAGTCTGAAAAGCTTCTATGCCGAAAGTTTCCAATAATGCGTCAAGGCAATGAAGGCGCACGTCCGAAGTGGACGGCGCATGATAGCACTCGCGCACTCGCGCATCACCGGCGGGGAGCGATTCCAATTCGGATCGGCGCATTCGGAATATTGCCTTGGCCGATTTACCTTTGCCGGGGAAAACGGATTCGATAGACGTAATGGACGGGGAGCGGAAACGGGGAGCGGAAACGGGAATTGTATTCATGGGATGGGATGGGATGGGATGGGATTAAGCGCGAGTTTCGACTTCATGGATTCCTAGCAAGTATCCTTTGCCGGTAGGAACGGTAAGGTTTTCCCCGTTAAAAAGGTCAACGTGAACTTCGCCGGGTTTGACTGAACCATACCATTTGACCACAGGCTCCGGTGAATTGCCGGTGAGATAGTGCGCGGATTCATTGGCGCGGGGAAAGGTGCGACGGACTTTTGATTGTGGCGCGAGATAAAGTATGGGCTTCATGGGATTTGATTTGGATTTGATCGGCTTTAATTCGCCGCTATTCCCTACCGTTGCCGATAGGGAAGCGCGGGGAATCAGAGACGGTTCAGGATTGCTTGGATTGATCGGCCAAGTTCTGCGCGGATTTGATCGTCAAATTGATTGGCTTTGGAGCGGATTTGATCGGCTTCCTTTCGTGCGGAGGCAATGATTCGATCAGATTCGGCTTTGGCTTCGGAGAGCATTTCGCGGCATCGAGCGGAGCAATCTTTGATCGAAGCGGAAGCATAAATTCCCGGATGAAAGTCGCTGCGAATATCGCATTCGATGAAAGGGATTTGCTCGCGGAGCCAATCCCCGCAGTACGAACCGGAGCCGAGACTATCGGCGGCGGCGGTGAGGATTTGGATTTCTTCGGATTTGGATAACATGGGATTTGGATTTGGATTTGAACGCTGAATTCTGGTTTCCATTTCAGAAAACCAGTGGTTCAGGATTCAAACTAATTCGGTGTAGGAATAAAATTCCAAGTCATGGCGGATTGAATCGGCAATTCCTGATTCGAAAGCTTGCCAAAGCGATTCGGAATCCTCTGACTCGTTGAATTCATGGGCAATAAATTCGAACGGTGAAAAGTCACGTGAATTTGTTTCGGCAGCAAAGCAAAGCAATTCGTGATACTCTGCAATATTATCGGCGGTGACAACCTTACCTAAGCCGATCCAATCCATGGAGCGGTCGATAGCGTCACCGATTGACGGGAGGTTGTGGCACGCAAAGCCGTGGCCGTGGTTCCAGCCCATTCTGTAGGCACGCTCTAAGGTTGAATCGGTAGCGTAGGCTGCGGGGATAGTTTCGGGATAATTCATGGGATTAGTTTAGTGGGGGATTCAGAATTGTGAGCGGAAGAAAACGAAGAAAAATGCGCAACCGGCGACGGCGTAAAGGAACGCAGAGGCTAGGAAGGAGAGGAGTTTTTTAAACGTGGGTTTCATTGGTTGAATTGGTGAACCGTTCACCGTCCACAACCCGTCATTGCTGACAGGCTGGGGACGAGGACCAGTCAGGCTTCAATCCCGACACTGGCGCACGTTTCGCAGCGTTCGCCTGTCTCGCCTAAGTCACGCAGCGTTTGAAGACTTCCACAGTCAACGCAAGGACATTGAATCTCTGAAAGCCACTTGTCGGGGCCAGCACACATTCCGGCCGTTGCTGCCGGAAGTGTGACGCCGTTTGCAAGGCGGACGAAACGCTCGCCTGAGGTTGCGGATCGGATGATTTTGTAAGCTTGTTTCTTCATGACGGAGACAGATTAGCATGGGAAAACGGCGGTTCAAAGAAAAAACTCCAAATTTCTTTCGTCGATGACAAATCGAGCAAAGGGCTGATTTTATTGGGTTTCACATAGGACAGAGTGTGTCCTACCCCATGCAACCAGGTTGCAGAATTGAAAAAAACGAGAGCAAGGGAAACTTGGTTGCAAGCGGTTGCAATCGGAGGTTCAAACCGCCAACCTCTAGGAATGACGGCTAAGGAATGGGAACGGGCGAAAGCTCTCTATGTGTCGGGAAGAGGATGGAAAGCGATTGGAGAGCAATTGAAGCTAAACGTCGATACTCTGAAGAGCAAGGCGAGCAGAGAAGGAGTGACGAAATTGAGGAAGGAGACTGAAGCAATTATCTCTTCAGAGATTTCTGTAAGGACAGAAAAGAGTCTTGAAGCTCTCTCTGCTCTGGTCCGTGGAAAGCTTGCCGAAGACGCGTCCTCGACACTGGAGAGAGTGAACGGTTATTGTCTCGACGGAATTAAGGACGAGGCAACCAGAGAGCAGATAATTGGATCAGTCGCAAAACGGTCAGCACTCGTCTTTGGCTGGTCAGAGGCTGGCGAGGCTTCCAATGTCTCAATAACGCTCCTCGGTTCCATGCCTGACCGATTCGCTGAGGTTGTCGTGACGAATCCCGTCTAAAGTGAATATAACACCCATTGTACAACGCGTAGAAACTAATTGTCAGGATTAGATAATCTAATGGGACAAAAGGATTGTTTTTCCTAGGATTGGCACACTTTGTGAGGCAAAGTATGGCACCCCCTTTTGGGGACGGCTTCGTTTACGATACCCCCCTCAAAAATTTTCCGTCTTTTTGACCATGTTAAGTAAAATTAAAATTGGTCAAGTTATTTCTCTCAATCAAGCTGAGAGGAAGTTGGCCCACTTCGTAGCCAAGAATCGCAACGGCAATAATCGTCATTTCAACGTGACGAACTTAAAGGTTAGCGATGCTGACCCTGCGACGGTGGATCTTGAGGGCGTATGCGGCGAGATAGCCTTCTGTAAGCTATTTAATGTCTATCCCGACATTGACACGGATCGAGAGCCACCACACCCGCTCTACGACGCAGTTATTCCGCCTTCTCCGGGCATTCGCATCGATGTAAAGACGACCAAATATGAGACTGGCAAGCTACTGGTCGATGCGCGCAAGGGCGTCAAAACGCTGGGCGTGGATTACTATGCGCTGATGACCGGACAATTCCCCGGTCCGTATACCTTCAGAGGCTTCATCGCGAGGGAGCATATCATCCAGCCGCACAAGCTCGGCCTACTTGGAGGACACAAAAGCTACATGGCAGATCAGCATGAACTGACGGACGATATTCCAGAGCAGGACTTATTCTGATTGACGCGTAAGGCATTAGTGTGTCTCAGTCCGCCCATCGACCTTAAACGGGAACGTGGATTGGTCGTCCACAGCAAACTGTCTAAGCGGCAATGACGCTCCGCAAAAGTAGAAGGTAAGCTAGTCCGCCATCGTTTGATGGATGGATAGAATGGCCTACCAAATGCAGATAATGTCGGTTTAATTTTTCATCTCATGGCTTGTACTAATGTCTTCAACGCCTTCGCCGTAGCGACTGAGTCGCTCGCGCAGGACGTCTATAAACGCGCCTCGTATCGCTCGATGTGGCTCAATATGATTGAGCGCGGCGAGTATCCTCAAGGTACTGGCTTGACCCAGACCTCGTTCACCACCACTTCCATCGAGCCGACTGCGGCTGAGGAATGGTCGGCCATCACGCTCGCCAGTGGTTCCAATTCTGGCGCTTGCGATGTCACCTACAACGACGTTCCGGTCGGCTATAATGCCGTTACTTGGAGTCCTGAGCGTTTCGCGCTGAAAGGCCCGTTGCTCTGTAAGGATGATCTGACCTTTGATCATCGCGTCGAGGCGTTCTTGCGCGTGTACTTGGAGAAGCTGTCCATCCGTGCGCAGCGTTCTTGGGAGACTCGCTATCAGAATATGTTCGCCAAGTATGCCATCAAGGCAGTGGCCGACTCGTCCTTCACTCAGGTCGAGACGATTCCCGCTGGCGTGAATGAGTTGCCGTGGATTCAGACTGGCTCTGTTGGTCAGGCGCTCAATCAGTCCACCTCTGAGTTGACTCAGGAGATGCTCGATGTTGCTGCTGCTACGTTGATTCGTAACGGTGCTACGAATCCTGATAGCTCTGGCTTCATCACTTACAGCAGCGATGGTCCGGTGTTCCCGTTGTACATCGGCTTGGAGGCTTCGCAGCGTATCGCTCAGAACAATCCCGCGTTCCGCGACGATCAGCGTTTCGCGGATATGGGTACTGGCGAGGGTGCGCAGTTGCTCAAGCGAATCGGCGCGAACCGGGTTATCAAGAACTTCCGGCATGTGCCGAATTTGTTCCCTCCTCGGTACAGCTACGCTGGCGGCAAGTACACGCTGGTTCAGCCGTTCACCAGTTCGAGCGGTACGAAGGGTACTGTGTTCAGCGTCAATTCGAGTTGGACGACCGCCGCGTACGAGGCCGCGTTCATCGTGACTCCGTATGTGTTCAAGTCGCACATCGTGCGTCCTGTGAACCGCGTTGGCGATTTGGCGTGGATGCCGACCAACTACATGGGCGAGTGGCAGTGGGTGACTGGCGCCTACAAGCTCGACACTGATTGCCCCGATCCTCTGGACAAGAAGGGTCAGCATTATGCTGAGTTCATTCATGCTCCCGAACCCATTTTTACGAATCAGGGTATGACCATCATATTCCGACGTTGCACCGGCGCTTTGACTCAGATCATCTGCTCGTAATCGATCAACCGATCAATCGAAGAATCCGCAGGCGTGAAAATGCTTGCGGGTTTTTCTTTTTGGGACATCGTTGCCGCGTTGGATCAGTGGGTTAAATGCTTGTAAAACGCCTCGTTGTGAGGCACCCCGTTACCTTCCCGAAAAGTTGGTGGCGGGTTTTTTATTGCCTGCTACTCGGATAGGCGTTGACATCCCAATACATGGCGTAATGCTCCCCGTATGCCGAGTTTTACTCTCCCTAAAGGCGTCGAAGTTCCT